TAAATATTCTTTTATTACTTCTTTAACTAATTGGCGTATTTCTGTTAAATGATCAGCTTCATTTAGTTGAGATTCACTTAAAATACCAGCTAATTGCTGCATTCTTTTTACTTCGTTAAGATTATGTTTCATAGTTTATTATTTATCTACCTTGACCTCTGTATGCTTTTGGTTTAGGAGTATGTTTATTATATGATTTTTTTGCTGATCCTTTTTTGCGTTTACCGAATGATATTTTGCGAGATTCACCTGCGCTTTTCGCCTTTGCCATTATTGATTTAAATTTTTAATTTTATTGTTTAAATGATTTACCATTTCAGAGATAGTAGATATTGCTTTATTTGTGCGATTCCAATATTGAATACCATCACCCTCACTTAATTCTTGTTTCATACGTTGTGTGTATTCAACAATACGATCTATTTCTTGTAATTTACGTTTTACTTCACGAATTGCTTTATGAAGTTGTTCAGCTTTAGTTCTGTATTTAACTTCATTTTTAAATTTATGGTATGTTACTTCGTTAAGTAACTCTTGCTCAATAATATCGTTTAATGGTTTCATTTGATTTTCTTTTACAGCACCTGAATAATATCCACCACCTTTGGTAGCTAAGCTTTGACCAGTATAGCCACTAGCTGCAGTGTAACCACTAGCAGCGCCATATTTAGAGGCTTGATCGTAGTTACTACGTTCATTATATATTTTTACACCTTTCTTTTTAGCTGATGGCCAAAGTGATTTATAATCTCTTACTTTAGAATCAGAAGGCATGTGTGTTTCACCTTTGGTTACTTTCATACCTTGCTTTTCTGCTGCTTTAGTAGCGGCATTTTTCTTTTGTCCTTTAGGAGCAACCCAATTTGAAGTCATAATAGGACCAGCACCAACACCAATAGCGCCAGTACCAGTAGTTTCTTCTAGCTCCTGGCGTACTAATGATTTTATGTATTCTTTTAAATCCATTATTTAACTGATTTTAATTCAGATATTAATTGGTGAAATTGTAGTAAAGCAACAATATTATCGTCCTTTACATTTTGATTTTTATCAAGTGGCTTTAATAAATTGACCACTTCGTTTATTTTAATCTGAGTGGTTTTATCAGCTACTTTTTGATTTAATGATTTTAATTCAGCCTTAATAGCAGCATAATGATTATTAACAAACTCACGCAATTTAACATTGTTTGATATGTTGTTAATGTATTCTTTTAATACTGCTTTCTGTGGTGAAGATAAATCACCATATTTTTCGTTGAATTTTTCAAGCAACATTTTGTAAACCAAAATGCGAGTACCTTTATCCATTTTGGTATACTCTTCCATTACACGGTCTTTTACATCTTCTTTATTAACTTCTTTGCGTGTAATATGTTCAAGTAATGTTACTTTATTCTCAATAACTTGAGTAGGTTCAATAAAATGTAATGAATTGTGTGCTTCAATTAAATTATAAGCAGCAGCGTATTGTGTATAGTTGTTAATCTTTGATTTGAAAAATTCTTCTAAATCGTAAGATTCACGAATATCTTTAATTAAATTGTATTTTTCTTTACGTAACGCAGAGCGATTTAATCTAGAAGATACTTCTAAAGTAGCATTAATTAATGATTCGGCTTTACTTTCAGTTAAAGCTTTAGTACTAATCAATGCTTGATACACTTTATGTTCTTTAACCAGCTCAGATTTAGAAAAATATTTTTTAACTAATCCAACAGCAGCAGAGTCTTTACCGGATACGGTGTCAGATGCTATCTGGCGTACTAGTAATTCAAATAATATACCAGTATTTTTGAATTTGCTATGTTTAATTTTCATATTAAATGGTGTGCACTACCTATAAATATGTAGTCGTTATATGTCCTTAATATTTTTTTCGTCTAACAATGAAGATTCCTCAGAATTAAACACAATTTGTTTATCTGCTCTAGGAATACCTTTTAACATGTCTTTATATTTTAGAGATTCAGCTAAAGCTAATGGTGAACCACCTTTTGGTGTACCACTTCCTTCATCGGGAATGTTTGCAGTGTATAGTGTTGCATTTTCTTTGCTTCCTAATCTGTCTTTACCAAGTGGATCCTTTTGTGTTCCAATGATAGAAGATCTTTCTTGAGGACGCCCAACATCGCGTTTTTCATCGTAGCCAGGAGGAACAGCACCTGTTTCACCAACACCGTTTCTACCTTTACCATACAATGATGCTAGATCATGTGGTGTACCATATGATTTACCAGATTTAGCTGGGTCATTACCTTCGTTTTCGATTTGTGATAAGCGGAAGGTACGTTTCATATCTTCGATTACTAGATCACGCAATTCATCATATTGATCTTCACTGAATTGGAAGATATTATCATAAATCCAATCTGATGGGACTAATTTGCTATCTTGTAAATCTTTGGCTAATGTTACTTTTTCCTTCCATAACGCTACTTTTTCTTGTTCGTAGATTACTGATGGAGTAGTTAAGCTTAATTCAAAGTTATTTAAGGAAGCACCATCATATCCTTGAACATATAAATGTACTAAAGCAATCTTATACAACTCAGAAAGAATGATACGTTGGATACGCTCTATAGTACGAGCAAAACGAATATCTTCAGCAGCTAATGTAGCTTTACCAGTTAAATCTTTTTCAAAGCCAAAGAACGCTTTAGGTACCTTAAGGGCAGATAACATTTCATCACGTAAGAAGTTTACGTCATCTATGGCGTTATATTCAAGACCTTTTAATGTATCTATTTTAGTAGTACTATTAGCGCCACGTTGAGGAATATAAAAATCTTCCATTACATTCATCATGTTGTAACGTAAATTATATTCACCAGTATTTTTATCCATAAATGGAGTTTTCTGCATTTTCTGCTTTAAACGCTCCATGTATCCATCAACCTCGTTTGGAGGTAAATTACCAATATCAATAGTAAAAATACGTTTTTCTGGGGCACGAGTGATACGATGCAATAGCATCGCGTCTTTCATCAGCACATACTGTTTGTAAGTTTTGCGAGCAGGCTCTATATACGAGCGTCCGTAAGGTAAGTAGTTAGCGTCAGTTAATAGCCTAAAATGCGCTATTTCGTAGTTTTCAAATTTAATCTTACCATCTCTATCTTTAACACGGCTATTGATACCACCAGCTGCAATGACCATTGGATCAATTTTGAAACATACGTAGGATGGATTTTCAGGATCCATACCTTCTTCACGTATCATATCATAAACTGATAATGGTGTTACGCTATATATTCCGAATTTTTCAGCTATTTCAAGGTGCAAATAAAAATCACCATATTTGCACATGTTTCTAGTCCACAACCATAGATTAAATTCAATATTTAATACATCGTAAAATAAATTGTATAAAATACGTTGAATATTTTCGTCTGCACTTCTAATCTGTATTACTTCTTTTGCTTCATTTTTTAGTGTAGTTTCATCAGCTACTATATCTAATGCAGATGCTATAATAGATTCTGTATCCATTGCTTCATAGTCAGTATATAACTGAATACGAAGTGTTTGGTAGTTCATCGTTGGGTTGTATGGCATGTTAGCGCCATAGCGATGTAACTTTGTGTATCTATCTATTAAAGCATTTGTTTTTACGTTTCCGTAGGCTTGTATTCTATCTACATCTATCGTTTTTAATTGATTACCTCCAACATTTCTGATGATAACATCTGTGGAAAATAATCGCCTTAATCTACTAAATAAGCCTGAGTTTTGTTCAGCCATTTGTGTTTTATTATGTCAATAAATATTTATAAATTAAAATAACCAGGTAATGTCTTCTGGTCCGTTTGGTGTTTCTATTCTATATGGATTTGACATTCCATTTGGTAAAGTTGGCATGTTTCCTGGTCCTCCTTTGGTACTAGATATACCACCAATAGCTGCTCTAGTTAAATCCATTCCCTGCTGATGGAATTTTAAACCAGTATCTCTAGTAAAAAGTCCAATACCTAATGCCATTACTAAATCATCATTGTAGCCATTTTGTGCTTGAGCCTTTCCATTTTGCCACACAAACACACGTAATTCTTCAAGCAGACGTTTAGAATGAAAGATAAAATGTCTTTCTCTAATATACGCTTCCATTTTGGAGATAACAAGTGGTCTTGTTTTAGTTGACATAGTAAAACCAGGAACTGTTTGATCAGATTCCATCTTAGCCATCCATTTATCCATTTGCATTTCTCCATAAGCGCGAGGAGAATAATGTAGATTTTGATATCCCTTTTCTATAATAGTATTAATAACATCCCACCCCACATTAGCATTTTCAGGTACTATCAATGCATTATTGTATTCTGAGGCTACAGATACAAGCATATTTCCATATTCTCTAGTACCTATCTGCGATTTATATTCAGCAACTTGTTCACATGCTTCAACATCAATGACATGAAACGCAGAAAAGTCACTACCATCACCGCGAGCCACGTCAGCAGAT